GTGCTAGTCTGGGTAGTCTCGATAGAGAAAGTGTTGTATGGTTTCTTCATCTACCCACTGATTGAATCCTACATGTTCAGTTTCGATATCATCCGCGTTTGATACCACATGCGACATTGCATCATCTAAGGCCTGCATGGTTTCAAATTCCATATCAATTCTAAACTCTGGCAAGTCCATACTGCGAAATCCTAACTTCATTCTTGTTATTCTATAGGCATGCATAGTGGGTAATTTATCAAGGAAAAGCTTCATGTTAGACACAAAAGTTCGTGCATCTATACCTTCTTTTATATCGGCGTAAACTGTATAAACGTTCATTATAATCTTGCTCCTAACGTTTCAAAACCATCAATTTTTGTTTTGTAATCATCTGCTTGTCCTAGGTACAAATAGTCAAAACCGCGGTTTTTAAACACTGCACATTCGTTTTTTAGACTGCGAATGCCTAGCCGTAATCCTGGATTTTCATAGTCCCAAGCAAATTGTACTGCTTCAACGTTTTTCTTATTATAACATCTAAGTAAACTGAATGCAACCAGTTTTTCTTCTTTGTTGTAGTAACCAAATAGTTCGTTGTTGTTGTCATAGTATTCTTCATCAAATATTGGCATAACACTTTTAAACTTTTTATGAATACAATAGGCATTGTAGATTGCTTCTAGTGTGCTTGGCACTACAGGAGGAAGTTTTACTTTTTTGTATTCAGGTATAACTTCATAGTTGGTTTTGCTGAGGTCAATTCGTGCGTATATCATTGTCTTGGATCTTTCCTGTGTGCAAATACATCTTTCAGGTATTCTTCGTCCCAGCCATCATAATAGCCTTTGTGGGCTAACATCTTTGAATGGTCCTGTAGTTTTGTTTTGTCTTGTATGAGTACAAGTGCATATTTACCCATGTTAAAACACACCCCGTTGTGTTCTTCTACAGTGTCTGGATGGTCCGCAAGTGCAAGTAGATCCCGTTTGGTAAATCCTTTTGAAGTGTTTACAACATCAACTACCCAATTGAAGTACGCATCATCATACTGCTTGGGAGGATAAGCATATATGACCACATCATTTTTGCCTAAGTATTGTTTTTTGCTGAACAAAAATAAATCGCGTTCTAGATCATCTCCAAGTCTAACATCGTATTTGTTTTGCAATCTTGCCTGTCGGGCAAAAGGACAAGGCGGAAAGTTTCCAAGTGCAGGATGCGAAACCTCAACAAAATTAACCAACCATTCTTCTATATCAGCTTTTACTTGTTGAATTACCAAAACGGTTGTCCAGTTTTCTTTGCAGTTTCTAAGTTTTCTTTTATTAGACTACCAATGTATTCACGTTCAGGTTGACTCATGTGTACTATTTCACTGTAAGTCACACCGCCTCTCATGTACCAAACCATTTTGAGCATGTCTTCTTTAAGGCCCTTAACTTCTTTGTCCATGTCATTCACGATCTGTTCGATACGCTCAGGAGAGGACGTTAAGAGCCTGATGCGAAAAAATTTGCAACATTTAGTGTAAACGGCGTTTCGTATTTGTGTTGGCATTTATCACAAGTAATATGTAATGGTTTTATTTCACTGACTTCTTTGATGTACTCAATTTTCTTACGTATTTTATCAAAGTGTTTGTTATCACAGTTTTGCAAATATTCTTTGATATGCGTTTTATCAACCACTATATCATCGCCAGCTTTGATCATTGCTATGCTATCAGCAATAGCATTTAGTGTTAATACACTTATATTGGTAAATGCTTCTTGTATTTTTTGTAGTTTTTCCTCTTCTGGCAAATCACTTTGCGGAAGTGATTCGAGCATTTTTTGATCTTGAAATTGTACTAAGTTGTTATCATTTTGTTCTTTGTAACTTAATGGTTTAAAATGAATACTAACGTCTCCATTGACAACAGGCGTACTATAATCTGGCATAGAAACACTTTCGAGAATTGTTCTTAGATCAATTCCAAAGTCACTAATTTCTTCGCATTTTGGACAAGTACTTGTAAAGTCCATCTCATGACCATAACTTGCCATGCGAATTGATATTAACAATGTGTCTAAATCAGCAGTGCTTATCTGCCACGGGTCCTTAAATGCCGGAATACAACTTGTTATTACATTTGCTACTGCGGCGCCGTTAAACAATGCATCAGCAGTTCTATATTGAATCTCATCAAGGGCAGTCATTGGATACACTGGCAATTCACCATTTTCTGGCATGTCAACGACTGATTCATCATAGTATGCACCATCACTGGGCAACTTAATATAGATTGCTGGTTGCCTAAAATGTTTAGCAAGTGGATTCTCTTGTTTTACTTCCATGTTTTTTCCTACATAAATACAGTTAACATTGTACTTATACGGCTAAAAAACGGGCTTTTAATTAATGGCAGACGATCAAACCATCGAAGAACTTACCAGAGCAGTTCAAGCTCTGAATCAAACCATTGCCCAAGGCAAGACCATTGACCCTAAGGAAGTAGAAAAAGTCAATAGAGCCTTAATGAATGCATCCAAGTCATCAAAAGCACAGTCTGATGCAGAAAAGTTACAAACTGCAGAAGTTAACAAAGGCGCTAAAGGTGTAGGCCGATTTGCTGGTAGTGTAAGCAATCTTGCACGTAGAAGTGCAGATTTAGCGGTTAGATTCGGCGAAGCCGCATCCGACATAAGAGAAAACAGAGAAAGTTTTACCAGTCTAAATCCAGCAATCAAACTTACTGGTGATACAATTAAGAAAGCAGGGTCACTAACCGGTGGAGTAGTTGATGCACTTGGCGATGCATTGAGTAGTATTCCAGTTGTTGGTGGAGCAATTGGTGGATTGGTCAGTGCCGCTGGTAAGATTACTGCGGCCTTAGCAGAAGCAGCCGGTAATATAATCAACACAGTTGGGCCTATGCTAACTGCAGAACTTGAACGTGCAAGTAAGGCTTATAGACAAGCAGGACAAGTTGGAGCATTAGGTGCTGACGGACTAAGAGGACTAGCAAATCAAGCCATTGATGCTGGATTAAGTTTTAGTACATTTGCAGGCGTAATTAATAAAACTGCACCTGACTTAGTGTTTGCACTAGGTAACAGTGCAGATGCCGCCAAAACACTAGCAAGTACCAGTAAAGAAATGGTGCCTTTTAGAAGAGGCTTACTTGCACTTGGTGTAACAGTAGAACAACAGAATGAACTGACTGCAGGTTATATTGGACTACAACAGAGATTAGGACGTAACGAAGCAAGAGATGCACGTTCACTTGCACAAGGTTCTCAAAATTATATCAAAAACTTAACAGAACTTTCAAAACTTACGGGCAGAAGCGTAAGCGAACAACAGAAAGAACTCGACGACCAAATGCGTAATGTCAGAGCATCAGCCGCTCTTAGACAAGTACAAGCAAAACTTGGAGGCACTGCTGGAAAAGACGCAGTTGAAAACATTCAAGGCGTAACATCAGTATTAAAAGAAAGAGCACCGGCTATTGCCGCAGGTTTTGCAGATGCACTTGGTGACAACTTAGGAACTGACGCCGCTAAGAACTTTCAACAGGCCACAGGTGCTGCTGGTATGCAGATTATAGCACAATTAAAAGCTGGACAAATCGATAGAGACACTGCACTTATGAAATTGCAAGAAGCTGGTGCTGCGAGATATCAATCCATGGGCGGTGATAAGTTTGCAATGGCAGTTGGTGGTATGGGGACTGCATTAGAACCAGTGATATTAGATCTACAAAACTTAACATTCGGTGCCAAATTTGGTGAGCAGATAGGTAAAGTTTCAAAACAGGTTGATCAAACGGCAAAGACCACAGATGGTGTAACAAACTCGATGATAAATGCACAAGAGTCAATGATAAAAGCAGGAAAAGCATTAGATGAACTAGCATTACAAACAACGTTACCAGCGGCCGCTGCAGGTATTGAAACATTTACAAAAGGCATGGTCGAAGGTACTCAGTCCCTTATGAAATACGTAGGTAAAACAAAAGAAGAAATAGCAAAAATGCTTAGACAAGAAGCTGGATTAGGTAAAGAAACTGTAGAAAAAGGTGATGTTGCACTTACGTCTGGCCTCGGCGCTGGTGGCGGAGCAGCCATTGGTGCTACTATTGGAAGTTTTATTCTTCCAGGAATAGGAACTGCCATTGGTGGCGGTATAGGTGCACTTGTGGGACTTATAGCAGGAAATGCAGCCGGTAAAGAAGGCGTTGGTCAGGATATGGTTGACTTTGATGACGACTCATGGTTTGGAGAACTGTTTACAAAAAAACCTGCAAACAAAGCAAAGAAAAAAAATGCCATGGGTGGTCCAGTAAATAAAGATGAACTTTATATGGTTGGAGAACAAGGCCCAGAACTTATGATACCAGATACTGCTGGTATGATTATGCCTAACAACCAATTACCAACTCTTAGCCCAGGTATAGGTGCAATGGCAGGTCCCGCAGGCGGTATTGCAGGTGGTATGGGTGACACGACATCATTTTTCAATTCTCTCGGTGAATCAGCTACACCGGCAATAGAAACAGGAGCCGCCGCAGGCGGAGGTATGCAGAATGCTCTTGGCGAAGCACAACTTGCAAGACTTGATATGTTGATAAATGAAACATCACGTGCAAATCAAATCAATACTAAAATACTACAGGCCGCTAGATCATAGTGATAAATACTCTATAACAAAGAGTACATTGGAAATTACATGTCTTGGAAAAAATACTTTAAAGCAGTTGGTAGCACCGGCGGACAACTGAGTCCTATAAGCGGTCAAACACAACGCGGACCTAATTACGGAACTGGTTCCAACGGCGAATTTGGATTTAAAAACTATCAAAGTCATTTGCCTGAAGTATACACAGGACACCCTAATAGAATAGAACGCTACAATCAGTATGAGAATATGGATACTGATAGTGAAGTAAATGCATGTTTAGATATACTTGCTGAATTTTCAACACAAGAAAATGAAAGTAACAATACACCATTTGAAGTATCCTATACAGATACTCCAACAAACAACGAAATAGAAATAATACGTACACAATTAAAGCAGTGGACCAAATTAAACAAACTTGATCAACGTGTGTTTAAGATGTTTCGTAATGTGTTAAAATACGGCGACCAAGTGTTTGTGCGTGATCCAGAAACATTTGAAATGTACTGGGTTGACATGGCTAAAGTTGTACGAGTAATTGTTAACGAAAACGATGGCAAACGGCCAGAACAGTACGTAATAAGAGACATTAATCCAAACTTTCAAAACATGAGTGTTACAAGCAAAAACACTGTAGACTATGGTGCCGGCAACACCGGACAGATAAATGGTACTGGTGGTAACGGCGCAATGGGCGGCGGAGCAAATTATAACATTCCGAATACACCTAGCACTGGTAGTAGATTTGAACATACTATTAATGAAACAGTAATTGATGCAAAGAATGTTGTACACCTAGGACTAAGTGAAGGTTTAGACTTTTACTGGCCATTTAGTCAAAGTGTTTTGGAGATGATATTTAAAGTTTTCAAGCAAAAAGAACTGCTTGAAGATGCTATACTGATATACAGAGTACAACGTGCTCCTGAAAGACGAGTGTTTTACATTGATGTAGGTAATATGCCATCGCATCTTGCCATGCAGTTTGTTGAGCGTGTTAAAAACGAAGTACATCAAAGACGTATTCCATCTGCACAAGGTGGACAAGGTGCTACAACAATGGACACCATGTACAATCCACTCAGTATTAACGAAGACTACTTCTTTCCGCAGACTGCAGAAGGAAGAGGATCAAAAGTTGAAACATTACCAGGTGGTGAAAATCTCGGACAAATTGACGATTTAAAATATTTTAACAACAAGATGTGTAGAGGACTGCGTGTGCCAAGTTCATACCTGCCCACTGGTCCAGATGATTCAGATCGTCCAATGAACGACGGGCGTGTTGGTACTGCACTGATACAAGAATTTAGATTCAATCAGTACTGTGAAAGACTGCAAAGACAAGTGGTACTTAAACTTGATGATGAATTTAAAATGTTTATGCGTTGGAGAGGCTTTAACATTGACAGTGGATTGTTTAGTATTAAGTTTAATCCTCCACAAAACTTTGCGAGTTACAGACAAGCAGAACTAGACACAACAAGAATTCAAGCATTCAGTGCATTAGAGCAGTTGCCTTATATGAGTAAACGTTTTTTAATGAAACGTTACTTAGGATTAACTGAAGACGAACTACAAGAGAATACAGAACAATGGGAACAAGAAACTGGGCAACCAATTGAAACTGAACCAACCGGCAGTGATTTACGTACAGTTGGAGTCAGTCCAGGCGATTTTGAAGGTGACGTAGAAATGGGAGACGCAGTAGCCGGTGAGGAAGCCGCAGATCCAGCAGCTGGTGGCGAAGAAATTGATGTAAATGTTGATGTTCCTGCAGAAGCGCCTCCGGCATAAATATTATTATGAAACTATTCGAATTTTATGATCACAATCAATCAGACGAAGATTATCAAGAGCAAAAGGATGATAACAGTGTTCCTGAGCTTGGTGAGCTACGCAAAACTAAACTTACACTAAAGCAAATATCAAAGTTGCGTAAGATGTATGATATGCGTAACTACGAAAAAACTGAAGAACTTAAAAAGATACAAGCACAGTTTGCTCCGCCTCCTCCGCAATTGTAGACTTATCTTAATAAAATTTTCATTTTATACCACTTTTACCCCTATAAACTACTAGTTTTTTATTTTTCTTGTAAGTACTATACTGAGCCCAATACTTAGAAGGAAAATTTTCACATGAACAAATTTGAGCAATTAATTGAATTCGTTATCAACGATGACGAAAAGAATGCAAAGGCACTTTTTCACGACATAGTTGTTGAAAAGTCAAGAGACATATATGAAGAGATTATGTCTGAAGAAGAAATTACAGAAAAAAAGCAAGGCTATAAAGACCGCGAAGATGAGCATTTAGGTGCCAAAGACGGTGCTGAGTCAGGTAAGAAACAATCCATGAAAGATCGTCGTGATGATGAAATGGGTAAGATGGGAAAGCGTGACGCAGAACATGACAACAAACAAAAAATTGATGATGACGTAAATGAGTCAGAAATTGGCGGATCACAAGTTGACGATTTAATTGACGAAGTAGAAGCCGAAGAAGAAGGCGTCAGAATGGAAGACGAAGAAGAAGAAATCGAAATGATCGATATCGACGTTGATGATGATGACGGCGAAGAAGAATTAGAAGACCGTGTAGTAGACATCGAAGACAAATTAGATGAACTAATGGGTGAATTCGAAGAGTTAATGGCACAGGTTGACGATAACACAGACGACATCGAAGGTGAGCAAGATGAGATCTCAGACATTGATAGCGATACTGACATGGAGCAGGACGAGATTGATGACATGCAGGCCAAAATGGACGAGCCAATTGATGTTGACGTAGAAGTAGAAGGTTTTAATGAGGCTGTAGATTTAGTTCCAGCACCAAAGCCGGTTACAACTTCACCAGCTAGTAAAAGTCCAGTAGCTGCCAACTCAGGTCAAAAAGGAATGGATGCAAAGCCAGTCGATTTTGATGATGGTAACAAAGGTGCACAAGGCCGCCCAACACCAAAATATGGTGACATGGACGGAACTACAAAGCCAGACGTAAAGCCAGCTCCAAAGCCTGAATTAGCACAAGCCTCTGGTGTTAACACCAAGAGTGTTATAGACTAATCTAGCAAAGGACCGAGTATATGGGACAGCTATACCTTAGAGAAGATCTTACTTTTGAAGCTGCAAAGATGCAAATCGTTGAGGGCAAAGATGGTAAGAATCTCTATATGGAGGGCATCTGCATACAAGGTGACGTAAAAAATGCCAACGAACGTGTATACCCAGTGAGTCAGATTGCAGAAGCAGTCGAAACACTTAATGAGCAAATTAAAGAAGGTAATAGTGTTCTTGGCGAAGTAGATCATCCAGATGACCTTAAAATTAATTTAGACCGTGTGTGCCACATGATTGAAAACATGTGGATGGACGGGCCTAATGGTTATGGAAAACTAAAAATTCTCCCAACTCCGATGGGCGAGCTAGTGAAAACTATGCTTCAGTCCGGTGTGAGATTGGGCGTATCGAGTCGTGGTTCAGGTAACGTTGATCCACATAACGGACGTGTCAGTGACTTTGAAATAGTAACTGTAGACGTGGTCGCACAACCCAGTGCTCCAAATGCTTATCCAAAAGCAATTTATGAAGGACTGATGAACATGAAACATGGACATCACATTTTAGAAATGGCTCGTGAGTCTGGGAAAGACGGCAAAATACAAAAGTACCTGAAAGACGAAGTTTCTCGTCTTATCAGAGACCTAAAAATTTAGGAGAATCGCATGTTAGATGCTATTAAACCACTATTAGATAGCGATCTCGTCAATGAGGACACTCGTACTGCTATTGCTGAACAATGGGAAGCAAAAATGGTAGAGGCCAAGGAGACAGTGCGTGCCGAACTTCGTGAGGAGTTTGCACAACGCTATGAGCATGATAAAACTGTGATGGTAGACGCCCTAGATAAAATGGTTACAGAAGGCTTAGCCAGTGAAATCAAATCTTTGCAAGAAGAGAAGACTGCACTAGCTGGTGATCGTGTAAAGTTTCATAACAAGATGAAAGAAAATGCTGATAAGTTTAACGGCTTTTTAGTAAAACAACTTTCAGAAGAGTTAAAAGAACTACGCATGGATCGTAAAACATCAAAAACAGGTTTTGAGAAATTAGAATCATTTGTTGTTGGTGCTTTAGCTGAAGAAATCAAGGAATTTGCAAGTGACAAGAAAGACTTAGTGGAAACTAAAGTAAAACTTGTTTCACAAGCACGCAATAAACTTGACAATCTAAAGAGCAAGTTCATAAAAGAATCTGCTAAGAAGATGGCTTCAACTGTATCTACGCATCTTAAGGCTGAAATGGGTCAACTTAAAGAAGACATTAAAATTGCTCGTGAGAACAATTTTGGTCGTCGAATCTTTGAAGCATATGCAACAGAGTTTGGTGCTACACATTTAAATGAAAATGAAGAAGTACGTAAACTAAATGCAAAAATTGCTAAACAAGATAAACAGTTGGCAGAAGCCATCAAGGTTCAAGACAAGGCGAAAGCACTTGTTGAGAGCAAAAATAACGAAATAAAAGTTATAAGGGAAGCCAATGAGCGTGATGCTACATTGGATGAGCTTCTATCTCCTCTTAATGATGAGAAGAGAGAAATTATGACTAACTTACTTGAAAACGTTCAGACATCTCGATTGAAGAACGCTTTTGAAAAATATTTGCCAGCAGTAATCAGCGAAACCAAAGCAACTAAAAAGGCTGCAAGTTTAACTGAACAAACTGGTAATAAAACTGCAAAGGTTGTCGACAAAGCCACTAACGATGCTGATAGCAACGTTATTGACCTAAAACGCCTAGCAGGGCTTTAAACTAAAAAGGAGACATATAAATGTCACAAGAACTACTAGAAAGCCGTTGGGGTGAGACCAAAGAAGCCCTCCTAGAAGGATTACAAGGTGCTCGTCGCTCAACAATGGGTGTTATCTTAGAAAACACCAAAAGACACTTGAAAGAGAACGCAACAGCGGGATCAACTTCATCAGGTAACATTGCAACTCTTAACAGAGTTATTTTACCTGTAATTCGACGTGTTATGCCAACTGTTATTGCCAACGAATTAGTTGGTGTTCAGCCTATGACTGGACCAGTCGGCCAAATCCATACACTTAGAGTACGTTATGCAGACGCAATGACTGACAACTCCATAGCCGCAACATCAACAGTTGCTGGTGAAGAAGCATTGTCACCATTCAAGATTGCAACAGCATATTCTAACAACACTGGAACCGCAACTGGTTACGGTGGTGGAAATACAGCAACTTTAGAAGGTGTAGCAGGTAACAGAATTTCTGTGCAAATTTTAAAGCAACCTGTAGAAGCAAAGACACGTAAATTGTCCGCAAGATGGACTTTTGAAGCAGCTCAAGATGCACAAGCAATGCACGGTATCGACGTAGAAGCAGAAATCATGGCAGCATTAGCTCAAGAGATTACCGCTGAAATCGATCAAGAGATTCTATTATCTCTACGTACATTAGCCGCAACTGAATTCACATACAACCAGGCTGCAGTATCAGGTACTGCTACTTTCGTTGGTGATGAGCATGCCGCTTTAGCAGTGTTAATAAACAGAACAGCTAACTTAATTGCACAACGTACAAGACGTGGTGCAGGTAACTATGCAGTTGTTTCTCCAGCTTCATTAACAGTATTACAATCAGCTACAACTTCAGCATTTGCAAGAACAACAGAAGGTACTTTTGAAGCACCAACAAACACTAAGTTTGTAGGTACATTAAACGGTACAATGAGAGTATTCTGTGATTCATATGCATCAGACGCTCAAGCAGTATTAGTAGGATACAAAGGTGCATCAGAAACTGACGCTCCAGCATTCTACTGTCCATACGTACCGCTAATGAGTTCTGGCGTTGTATTAGACCCGGCAACATTTGAGCCAGTAGTAAGTTTCATGACTAGATATGGTTATATCGAGTTATCAAACACTGCGTCATCATTTGGTAATGCTGGTGACTATGTGGGTGAAATTGCAGTAAGCAACTTATCATTCTCATAATAGTAAACTAAAAACTTTAAAAATAGCACCTTTGGGTGCTATTTTTTTGACTTGCGTACCCATAAATACTGTTGCACAATAACGTGTTTATGCAGACAAAACTGCGTACCCGCTAGAACGGGAACTTTATAAGGAGAAAACAAATGGGAAGACCGTTAAAAATTGCAAAAAGTCTTACAAAAGACATTGCGTATAATAATCCAGGTGATGATGTTGCAAACAGAACACCATCAGGTGAATTATATTATGGTGTAGTAGGTGGAAACGTTGGGCTTAGTAGCATACAAAATCCAATTACATCTACAAGAGTACGTCCAACAGGCGGAAGTATAACTGCTGAAGGCGAAGGTTTTATTATCAAACAAAAAGGTGCTTCAAAGTTTTTAGTATCAAGACTAGATGCAAGTGCAATTGACCCTGCAAACGCAGTAGTTGGATCCACAGTAAGAGTTGTCGCAGTAGGCGATACTGACTGGGCTTCAATGGGTGCTGGTAAAGGTACTATTGCAGTAGGAATGATTTTTACTGTAGAAGCAGCCTCAGCCGCTGGTTCTTCAGGAACAGTTGCTGAATGTGGAATATGTACATTAGCAAACGAAGCAGATTCTGCTTTATCAACAGGAAGTATGACAGTATCTTACACTGATGTAGGATCATCATTGGTACGTCTAAAGCGTTTTAGCAACAAGCATGGAATATCTTTTGCAGATGCTCCAGTATTGTTAAACTTCTTTAACATACTAGATGACACAGTGAAGATTGGTGGATCAGGTTCGTCTGCATCGCCAGCAACACGTGATTTAGTACAAGTTGAGAATCCTGACTTAGGTTAATAATAAGTTTTTAACCAACCAAACCCTTACTGTATTAAGTACAGTGAGGGTTTTTCATGAGTGCGGCATTTGTATTAGGAAACGGAAACAGTAGACTGTCAGTGAATCTGACAAAATTGTCACCTCTTGGTAAAACCTATGGGTGTAATTGGTTGATGAAAGAATTCACGCCTGACTGCTTAATTGCCACTGATAGACCCATTGCAGATAGAATACAAGAGTCTGGTTATGCACAAAAACACAGGTTCCATACACGTAAACCGATATTAGAACTTGGCGGTAAAAGTTTACATAACGAATATAAAGGATTTAGTAGTGGACCAAATGCAGCCGCCATGGCTTGTATTGATGGACACAGTGACATTTATCTTGTAGGTATGGATCTCGGTACAACAAACGGTATGTTTAATAATATATATGCTGACAGAGAATTTTATAAAAAAGCACTTGATCCGCCAACTTATGCAGGCAACTGGGTAAACCAATTAACAAAATTGATAACTGAAGACTATCCGAATAGACAGTTCTATAGAGTAGAGGGTACTGAAAGCTCCTTTGTGAAAACATTTAGTAAACTAAGCAACATGAAAATAATGAGTATGGAGAGCTTTCTTGAAATGGTAAATACTGCTAGAGGCCCATTATGAACACAAAGAAAAGAATTGACGGCGATTACTATATTGAAACCATAAATGCAACAGACATGGTTCATATTGCTAGTAACACAGAAATTGACGGTAACCTTACAGTCAACGGTAATGTTACATATATTAACACAGAACAATTGGATGTAAAAGACCCATTTGTTATGGTTAACATGAGTAATACTGCAACGTATGCAAGTAATGCTGGATTATTGACACACAAGACCGCTACAACATTTGCTGGTATTCGTTACAATACCAATGATAACAAATGGGAACTTAGTACAAGTACTGGAACCACAGGGGAAACTGGTACATGGAGCGAAATTGGTACTGCAGCCGCTGGTGCAGTCGCTGGTGCAAATACACAAGTGCAGTTTAATGCCTCAGGTTCGTTTGGTGCTTCATCAAATTTTACATTTACAGACACAAGCCAACTTAATGTCACTGGAAACATAAACCTCACTACAGGATTACAACTGGCAGACAGTGCAGTGCCTGGAGCAGTAACAGACACCACAGTATTGCATGGTGGTGTAGCAGGTAGTGGCGGAACAGGCGTTTACTTTGTAGACGGCACAACAACAGATGAACTAGTAAGCAAAAGCAAGGCAATTGTTTTTGGCATAATATTTTAAGGAAAAGAAATGACAATATCAGTAACTGCCGTATCAAATAGTTTAACCACAGTGTACACAAGCACAAATAACACTGCAATAACTTATTTAAACTTAACAAACTCTTCAGGTGGTACATTGACTGTAGATATCCATGTAATACCAAGTGGTGGTACTGCTGGAACGACTAATTTAGTCGCTAAAACACTAAGCATTAATAACACTGACAGTTATCAACTTTACTCAGGTGGTGAAAAACTATTACTTGCAAATGGCGATTTTGTACAAATTGTCTCAAGTGGTGCTACTGGAATTAATGCGGTTACATCATTTACGGCGATCTAGTAAATGGGTTTTCTCAAGAATAGAGTTATTCCTGGAATAGGTGGAGCAGTGGTTCCTGGTGGTACTACTGCAAGTCGTCCGGCCGCACCTGCTTTTGGACTTTTTAGATTTAATTCTAGCACAAATTTCATGGAATACTTTGACGGAACGGTATATAAAACACTTGCTAATACTGGTGAGGCAAATATTACAGTAGATAGCTTTACTGGTGATAACTCCACTCTAACATTTACTCTTGGCACAACAGTAAGTGCAGCCGATCAAGTGATTGTATTCGTCTCAAACATCTACCAACAACCAACTGGCGTATATACAATTACAGGAAGCGGAGCAGACATTACTTTTAGTGCCGCTCCTCTTGCATCAGAACCTATTAATGTAATTCACGGACTTGGTAACACTCCTAATTAATTGCGATAAATACTGCAAAGTTTAAGGATAGTAATTAATGGCCATTGCAAGAGTTTCTGGTAAAGCATTAGCGAGTAATCTCGAGAGACCCACTAATATTGCCGTCGATACAAGTACATTGTTTATTGATGTGGTGAACAATCGTGTTGGTATCGGAACGGCCACACCTACACAACCATTACATGCTCCAGGTACCGCTAAGATTGCGAACCTAACCCTTTCTGGAAACGCAATAACATCAGAAAGCACACTTAATTTATCAGGCAGTCCTGTGAATTTAGGAGCTAATACTGCGGTAACAATCACTGGTGGCACAACAGGGCAATTACTTACAACTAACGGTAGTGGTGTACTAAGCTGGACCACTGGTGCAAATTTAGCCAGTGTACGTGGTAATACAATTAATCTTGGCTTGCCGGCTGACGGGAGTCTCACTGCAAACGTTGCATATGATGGATTTACTGCAACATCAAAAGTAACAGACAGTATTGATGATTTAAATCAAGTAATACTTAATGTTGGAAATAGCACATTCGTAGGCCAAGCTGATTTTTCAGGTTCACCAACTGCTGGTCCAAGTCCTATGACTGTAAACTTTACAGGAACCTTTACAGGAAATGCCAACGGATATGAATGGAATTTTGGCGATGGCAACACTTCAACTTCTCAAAATCCATCACATACATATAATAATGCCGCAGGTGGCCAATTTACAGTTGCTTTTACTGCAAAAAATACAAACGGAACCTTAGCAGGCAACATAGCCGCAGGTGCCAAAGGCAGTGCAGATAGCATCTCAAAAACAAATTTCATTACACTGTTCACTCCAACACCTATTCCAGCTTTTACACTTGATGATAATACTATTGATACAGGTGCAACTGCTACCATTACAAATGCAAGTCAATTTGTTACAACCAGTTTTGATCTTAGTTGGGGACAAGGTGCAAACGTACAACCTGCTACAGATTTTACAACTGTACAGAATACATATAACAACACAGGTGGTGATACACAATATAATATTGTGCTAACTGGTGTATCAAACACTGCTGGTGCAAGTCCTGTATCAGTTACTAGTGCACCAACTACTATCAGCGTGTTCACTCCCCAAACCACAACATTTAGTGCAAACGTTGTGCGTGTAGTCAATGAAGAAGCAACTTCAGGTGGAGTCGTCCAATTTACAAATACAACTGCTACTGATCCAGGAACTACTGCACTATTTGGTAGTGGTCAAAAGTATAGATACACTTTTGGTGATGGCAACGTAAGCAGTATAAACATACAGAATGGTGTTGCTGGTAATCCAGGTAGTACATTAAATCACACATATGCTCTTAGTGGTGGACAACAATCTGGTGGCACTACTGCAACATTTCAAACACAACTATCAACCCTTACTGGACACTCGAGCAGTCCATTCAATGCGGCCAACATTGCTATTGTTGTAGAACCTGACATACGCAGTATCTTTAACGGTACAACTGTTATTACAAGTGATAGAACAGGTGACGATGCACAAGATGGATATTTGTTTACTGATTATCGTCCAGGACTTGCTACCACAGACAGAGGGCTTGTAACATTTCAAAATACAAGTCAAAATGTTACAACAACAAATTTTACATTTGGAGATGGTAACACAACAGGTGCTATTACAAGTGGAGCAGGTACTCCTGGTGCCGCCAATATTACAAACAGCTATGGCAGTGTAGCAAGTTTTACAGTAGCATTAGTATCAAGTGGAACTCCAGATACCATAGCACAATCGGATACTGAAACAAAAACTAATTTTATTACAATAAAAGCCAATCCTGCAGCACCAGGTGCATTAAGTTCAAAAACATTAAGCATGTCAACTGGTAGTCAAGGTACGAGTCCATTGTTAGCCGCAGGAGCAACTGACAGAAGTGGTGGTAATATTCCTGCCAACGGTTCAAGTGTCACAAGATATACAAGTGCTGATCCTATTCAAACTAGCACAGTCACAGATGCAAATACGGCAATATCAGGATCACTCACTGCAACCTTTAATAACAGTGCCTCTGGAGCAGTAACGTTTACTGCTGGTGGAGATGGAGCAGGTACCTATACTGACTTGGTGGTAGTAAATGATGGAGATGCACACAATGAAATCAGTGCCAGCACATATCCAACAGGATTTGCTAAAGTTTTTGATGCTAGAGTTTCAAAGGCAACCAGCGGAATAAGTGTAGGATACAACGACACAAGTTTAACGCACAGTACTGCAGGCACAACAAACACAGTAGGCTTTGTCAAAGATGACATGACATCGGTGCCAACAGTAAATCAAGGTGGTGCAACTATTACACAAGCCACTGCTGGAACATTTAGATACATTTCTGGTGTGCCATATTACAACACAGGCTCTCCGGCAGTAAACATTACTGGACTTACTGTGTCAAATTTTGTTGGACAAACATATAGAAATACAACAACGCCATTTAGATCCACAACAGGTACTCTTGCAGAAAGTACTTCGGGAAGTATAATAAACACACAGAATAAAACCTATGCTCAAATTGACGGGTCCCCAACTTTTCTTACCGGTGGTGTGCCAAACGCAACTACTGGTGTTGGAAGTGCATATACTTTAGGAACCATTAACATTCTTATAAACGGAAGTGCAAGAGCAGTTGGTTATCTTGATGCACAAATGTTTAATGTAAACGGAAATAGTAGTGTAGTAGATTTAACCAACAAATATATACAAATTTACAGTGCAAGTTTAACAGGATTTGACGAAGAAAATATTCCTGTTAGTGATTCATTAGGAACTAACTTTGATGATGACGGAAAGCGTGTAACTGGCTTTGGTGGATTTGCTGACACTCCAAGTTTTGCAGGCGGTACAAACTATTACACTGCAAACGCTTTTACAGGAGCCGCTACTGTTGCAGGAACTTCAGAAGCAATAGTGCGTTTTGGAACACTAAAACATTTTGTAACAGATTTAAGCAGTGGATATTTACCTGCTGGACCAAATCTAGCAGGCAGTCGAACGGGTAATCAATACATTACTTTTGCATTCCGTAGAGCAACTGTTGCAAACTTTGATATTGCAATAAACAGTACCACCGGAATCAAAGGTGTCTTTATTGCCGCACCCGGGACGGCTATTGATACTGCAAGTTCATTGAACGGATGGGTCAGTGGTAGTATACAATATGGAGGCGCAGGTGTACCAGGTGCGGACACAGGAAATGGTGGTAACGGTAGTAATGGATGTGCGTTGACTGGTGCTGATATTGTTCCAACTGACACAGGAATAAATGCGTCTTATACCATGACACTTGGAAGTGAGAATAGTTCAAACGCTACAGGAAACAATGTGCTAGTGCGTATTGCACTAGGATCTGGACAAACACTTACATCAGTTAGTGTAGGAGTACAAACCTAATGGCATTGGCTGATAGCACCAAAGTAGATTTTTTATGGAAGAAGCTTGGATTTGGAGTAACAAAAACTGCTCCAAATGCTAACAAGCAGGCTTTCAACGAAAGTATTCCATCACCACTGTTGATGCGAGGTGATAAAGTATGGCAAAGTTCTGGAAGCATTCCGGGCGTTAAGCCGGCAGCCGCCAGCAGTATTGTAAACATTTACCAAGATGCCGCTGGTGGTAGCTCCACTGTTGAAACTGTAGAAGACCTTAGTGCTCCTGATAACAGAACTTGGAAAACAAATTTAACTGACTGGATACCAACAGAATTTGGGTCAACATATCTGGTGAAAGTTTATGTTGATGATGCAGGTTCAAGTGATCCACAAACAGGAGGTACACAATTATTCCAAGCAGGTTCTGGAAACAACGATGAATGGTTTTTTGATTATTCTTCTGGTGTGTTAAACTTTAATGGTGTCAACATTCCGTCGGTTATCGGAACAGGTATAACAGGAAAGTCAGTATATATTGTCGGCGCAAGATACATTGGACCTTTTGGTGTAGGTGGTGGCACTTCTATAGGAAATATAACTGTAACTGATACAACTTTAAGCACCACTAATGCTGGCGCTAATATTATATTGCAAACAACCAGCCAAGGTACAGTGCAAGTCGATAACACAACTGCATTGAATGTCAGTGTGGGAACCACTGCACAACGTCCAAGTACTCCGGTCACTGGTGATCTACGTTATAATACAACTAACACCTCGTTGGAAGTTTATAATGGCAGTTCTTTTGTAAATGTAGGTGATGATACTGCTACAATTACTACACAAAGTTTTTCAGGGGATAACAGTACCGTAGCTTTTACCTTAAGTACTACTGCAACTACTGCAAGTGTTATTGTAAGCATAAACGGTACAGTACAAGCACCAACCACTGCTTATGCAGTCAGTGGCACGACATTAACTTTTACTGAAGCACCAGCTAGTGGCGATGCTATTGAAGTCCGTAAAATAAGTTCTCTGACTACCATATCAGAAATTACAAACGGATTAGGTGATACAATTAGTGTTGACGCTAATGGAGTTGCACAATTTGCAACTGTGCATAGTCTACAACTACCAACATACACTGTAACACAAGCAAATGCACTAGCAAATAAAGCCGCTGGACAGATAATTTACGTCAGTAACGGTAATGGAGGGGCACCTTGTTTGGCCGTATATAACGGTTCAAACTGGCAACAAGTTCGCTTTGACGGAGTGATTTCGGCCGCATAATAACCATTCACTTGGTCCTTTAAACCTTCTTTTTTGCTCTATATTAAAAATTACACCCACCGCTAAATATTATCATAAGAGTGAGTGCAGTACAGTTAATCTGGATTGTCACTGTGCTTTAGCTTTAACAAATTACAAAGAAAGTTTACAAAAATGGCTTTAACCCGAATACATAACAACCAGATAACAGATGCAACTATTGTAGCATCGGCTAAGTTGGTTAATAACTCAATCAGTGCTAACAAACTGGCTGCTGATTTAACATATGGTAGTAACCTTACAGTTACAGGAAACTTAACAGTTAACGGAACAACTACTGCGTTGGATTCTGTTAACACAATTATTGAAGATCCAGTTATTCTTCTTGCTAAAAACGAAACTGGTGCACCATCAAAGGATATTGGTTTTATTGGAGAGCGTGGAGATGCAAACAACGTTGCATGGATCTTTGACGAAACAGACGATACATTCAAAGCAGGTTTAACAACTGACGACGGTACAGGTACTGCAATTACACTAGCAAGTAAAGTTGACGCTGACTTCAAAGACTTGTCAATGGTTAACCTTGCACCAACAGGAAACGTAACAACTGCACTTAATGCTTCAAGTACAATTGCAGCTGGTAGTTCAATTACGGCAGTGACAACAATTACTGCAACTGGAAACGTTGCAGGTGGTAACTTAACTACTGGCGCAAAAGTAACTGCAACTGGCGAAGTAAAAGGTGGATCATTAACAGATGGTACTGCTACAATTACTTCAGGATCACTTACAGGTGGTGTTGCCGCAACATTCAGTGGTGCAGTACAAGGTGGTTCTATAACAGATGGAACTGCAACATTATCAAGTGGTAGTATAGCTTCAGGTGTTAACGGTGCATTCTCAGGTACAGTTACAGCAAGTACAAAAGTTAGTACACCAGACGTAGAAGGTGCTGCAATAACAATTACTGCTACAGGTACCGACGATTCAGTAACACTTGTTCCAACAGGAGCTGGTACAATTGTTGCTTCAAGTAAGAGAATTACTTCACTTGCTACCCCAACTGGTGCTAACGATGCCGCCAACAAATCATATGTTGATGGTGTGGCTTCAGGTTTAGATATTAAAGCATCATGTGTGGCCGCAACAACTGCCGCATTAGCCGCAGTGACATACTCTAACGGTGCCTCAGGTGTTGGTGCTACATTAACTGCCGATGCAAACGGTGTATTAGCCGCAATTGACGGCGTAACAATGGTAGCTGGTGAAAGACTACTTGTCAAGAACCAGGCAGCACAATTGCAAAATGGTATCTACACAGTGACCTCAGTCGGTGCAGTAGGTGCAGCTTTCGTACTTACAAGAGCAACTGACTTTGATGCAGCCGCAGAAATACCAGGTGGTTTTACTTTTATTGAAGAAGGTACTACTAACGCAGACAACGGTTTTGTGTGTACAACAGACGCAACAGGACTAACAGTTGGTACAACTGCAATTGTTTTTGAACAGTTCTCAGGTGCTGGTCAAATTACTGCAGGTGATGGTTTAGCAAAAACTGGTGATATACTAAGTGTTAACGTTGATGACGTTACAACTGCTATAAGTTCAGACGCAGTGATTGTTAAGACAAGTGCTAATCTAACAACTCCAAATATTGGTGTTGCTAACGGTGACAGTTTTACTGCTACAGGTACAGTACAAGGTGCAACAATAACAGATGGAACTGCAACTATTACTTCAGGTGCTATTGCAAGTGTAACCACACTTACTACAAGTGGTAACGTTACAACTGGCGCAGGAAACGTAATAGCAGGTAACGTAACCGGTGCTATCGGTGACTTCTCAGGCGCAGTAAGTGGTTCTACATTAACATCAGACAGTGGAATAACCATTAGTGCTAGTGACATTGATACTGCAGGTACAGTAATTACTGTGAACCAAGCAGGTGCTGATAAAGACTTTGTTATTGAAGGTAGTTCTGATGCTAACTTGTTGAAAGTTGATGCTGGTACAAATACTGTGATAATAAGTGGTGCTACTGCAACTGCAGGTGCAACATTAAAAGTTGACAGTACAGATTCATTAATGTTACCGGTTGGAACAACTGCACAGAGACCATCACCAGCAACTGGTATGTTTCGTTATAACAGCTCACTAGAGGCAGTAGAATTTTACACATCAGGTAGTTGGAAAACTGCTGGTAGTGACTTTACAACTATTGCATCACAAACATTTACTGGTGATAATAGTACAGTAGCATTTACACTAAGTGAAGCACAAACAACTGCAAGTTGTATTGTTGCAATCAACGGTGTGGTACAGTTACCAACAACAGCTTATGCGGTAAGTGGAACAACATTAACATTTACAGAAGCTCCAATAGCGGCTGATGTAATTGAAGTTAGAAAACTTACTACAACATCAACTATTACTTCGCTAGCAAACGCAAATGGTACTGCTATTGTTGAAGCAATAGATGGTGCTGCACAAGTCAAGATAACAGGTGATCTACTTCCTGTAAGTGACGGAAACCTAGACTTAGGTAGTGCCGCATTACATTGGCAAGAAGCACACTTAGGCAGTGCAATCTTTTATGATTCAGATGATTCAAACACTGTAACATTGAGTGCTCCGGCAACTGTTGGTTCAAACGTAGCATTTACGCTACCGGCCGCAGATGGTACAAGTGGTCAAGCACTTATTACTGACGGTTCAGGCGCAATGAGTTTTGGTGCAGCTGGTGCAACAGTAACTAGTGATACTGCAACTAACGCAGAAAGATTAATCTACGTTGGTTCGATCACTTCTGGTGCTTTAACAGCAGTTACACAAGACAGTGGACTAACATACAATCCAAGTACAGGTACTATTACAAGTGCTGAATATATTGGTGGCGGTGCTGGCTTAACTGGATTGAACGGTAGTAATATCGCTTCAGGCACAGTAGCAGCGGCTCGTGTTGCAACACTTAACCAAAACACAACAGGAAGTGCAGCCACACTTACAACCGCAAGAGCAATTGCACTTACTGGTGATGTCACTGGTACTGCAAACTTTGATGGAAGTGCCGGTATTAGTATTGCCGCAACAATTGCAGCCAACTCAGTTGCATTATCAACTGACACAACAGGTAACTATGTGGCTGCAGGAGCAGTATCAGGTACAGGACTAAGTGGTAGTGCAGGAGCAGAAGGTGCAACATTTACTGTTACATCAAACGCAACTAACGCAAACACTGGCGGTACTATTGTTGCAAGAGATGGCTCAGGAGACTTTAGTGCAGGCGTTATAACTGCAACTGCAACACAAGCAAGATACGCTGACTTGGCTGAGATGTATGCCACAGATGGCGATATTGATGCAGGTACAGTAGTACACTTTGCAGGTGAAGGCAAAATTGCATCATGCAATGAAGCAAACCATCATGCAGTAGCAGGTATTATATCCACAGATCCAGCTTACTTAATGAACACTGATCAAGCTGGTGCAGCTCTTGCAATATCTGGAAGAGTACCATGTAAAGTAACAGGCGCAGTAGCCGCAGGTGACTTAATGGTATCAGCAGGTAACGGTATGGCAATGGCCAACAACAGTCCAGCAATTGGTACAGTAATTGGTAAAGCAATCGAAGCACATGCAGGCGGAGAAGGCACAATTGAAATACTAGCAATGATGATGTAATCATACACAAATTTAGAAATAGCACCTTCGGGTGCTATTTTTTTGACTACATTTTCTGATAAATATGTCCATATAAGGATACACAATGGGATTAACTAGGCCTCGTGCCCATCAACTACAAGATATAGACTATAAGCAAACCGCTAGGGCAGTAACTACCTCTAACCTTACACTCAGTGGCGGAGCACCTGCAACTGTTGATGGTGTAAGTTTAGCACTAAGAGATAGAGTTTTAGTGACTGCTCAAACTACAGGCAGTGAAAACGGTATTTACATAGTAACCACGGTTGGTGCTGGTTCAAACGGAACATGGGCTAGAACAACTGATGCTGATGCTACTGGTGATATCAAAGCTGGTACAATTATAATGATAACTGAAGGTACCACCTATGCGGATACCCAGTGGAAGTTAACAACAGATAATCCAATTACCATCGGATCAACTACACTTACCTTTGTACGTAATGGAAATGCCGCATATGGTACCATTGCAGTTTCAGGGCAAAACAGCATAGTAGCAGATCAGATTGGAGATACACTCACACTGGTTGCTGGAACCAATGTAGCATTAACCACTAACGATGGTACTGATACACTAACAGTTACACCAAGTTTAACCCCTGCTTTAACCAGTGCAACATTTACAAATACAAGCACAGGCGATACATTACTACTGACAACCACCGAAGACTCAAGCACTGCCGCTCCTGTAATCACAATGAAACGCAACAGTGCATCACCAGCAGATGCAGATTACTTAGGACAATTAAAGTTTCAAGGAGAAAATGACGCTGATCAAGAAGTTGTATATGCAAAAATTACAGCTAAAATACAAGATGCGAGTGATGGTACAGAAGATGGACTAATTGAATTTGCTAATAGTAAAGCAGGTTCAAATAACATTAATATGCGACTAAGATCTGATAGTTTACAACTTTTAAATGGTACCAATTTTCAAATTAGAGGACAACAAGATTTAAGATTATATGATAGTGACAGTAGCAATTACCTTGGATTTAAAGCACCATCCACAGTATCAAGTGATGTAGTCTATACCTTACCAGCTGATGGGTCAAGTGGACAAGTAATACAAACAAATGGTTCAGGTGTTTTATCATTTGTTGATAACGCAGGTGGTGGATCAGGAGGAAATTCATTTCCAAATAGTACAGTTACACCATTACCCGGTAGTGAAGGCAACTTTGATCTAGCAAAACAGTTTGATCAAACAGGAAGCGTTGAAACACCCTTTGAATCAGGTGGTACAGATGCTTTTGGTGTAAGTTTAGGCCAAGTCTATAGCATGATGGACCCAGCTGGATCTATTCCGACTGCAACAGATTTAGGTGTATTAAGTTAATAAATACACTGTTAGGAGAACACAATGCCAACCGTACTACAATTTAGACGTGGAACAACAACACAGAATAACAACTTCACAGGTAGTGCTGGCGAACTTAGTATTGATACCACACTAGATACCGTAAGGGTACATGATGGTAGTACTGCTGGCGGATTTGCATTAACACAAAATGCCGCTTCACAAACACTTACAAATAAAACATTAACATCACCACAAATAAACACTCAAGTTGATATGTTAGCCAGAGCAGAATTACGCTTTCAAGACGCTACAGGCGGAGAGTTTGTTGCATTAGAAGCACCTGCTACTGTTGCAAGTAGTGTAACATTTACATTACCAGCAGCAGATGGGTCGTCGGGACAAGCACTTATTACTGATGGATCAGGTGCAATGAGTTTTGGTGCAGCCGGAGCCACTGTTACAAGCGATACATCAACCAATGCAGAACGACTAATCTATGTTGGCTCAATAACCTCAGGTGCATTGACAGCAGTTACACAAGATAGTGGCCTCACATATAATCCAAGCTCAGGGTCTTTGACATCTGCAACATTTATAGGCGCCTTAACTGGCAATGCAAGTGGTAGTGCCGCTACCTTAGCAACTGCTAGAGCAATCGCACTAAGTGGAGATGTAGTTGGCACTGCTGACTTTGATGGAAGTGCAGGGATAAGCATCAGCACAACTATACAAGCAAATAGTGTCGCATTAGGCACAGACACAACTGGTAATTATGTAGCGGCCGGCGCCGTTTCTGGTACAGGACTAAGTGGTAGTGCATCAGCAGAAGGTGCAACGTTCACGGTAACATCAAATGCAACCAATGCAAACACAGGAAGTACCATTGTTGCAAGAGATGGAAGTGGCGACTTCAGTGCTGGAGTAATTACAGCCACTGCAACACAGGCAAGATATGCTGACTTGGCAGAGAAATATACAAGTGATGCAGATTACGAGCCAGGTACTGTTGTTGAACTAGGCGGAACGGCAGAAGTCACGCAAACAACAAGACCATGGAGCCCTACTATTGCAGGAATAGTGTCAACTGATCCAGCATATCTAATGAATAATGACTTAGATGGAATAAGTGTTGCTCTTATTGGGCGTGTTCCATGCAAGGTCGTAGGACCTGTACGTAAAGGTGAATTCCTTGTTAGTAGTCGAACACCAGGACATGCAGAAGCACATAAAGATTTACATGGACCACCTGCCGGCAGTGCAATTGGAAAAGCAATTGAAGACAAAGACAGTGAAGGTACCGGAGTTATAGAAGTCCTTGTAGGGCGTATGTAATGCCCGAGAGGTATCGCACTGAATACGACGGCGAGTTTGTCATCACTGTCAATACAATAAAAAATGGCAAAAAGCATCAAGAACGCGAATGGATTGACAACCCCATCGAAAATCAACACATAAGTGGTCGCGCCGCAGTAATTGGTGACGGGCAAAGTCGATACAACACCACCCGCCACGGCAAATTAAATCTTAAAACAAAAATTGAACAACACGCAGGTTGGCACCTCGGACGTAAACGTTTACAAAGTTATGGCTCAGAAGGTTGTTGGCGAGAAATGCAGTGTGATTTTTATGTAGAGTTTGATCAACAAAAACTGCAAGAAATAAAAGAAGATGCCTATCAAGAACGTGTAAGTGTTTACACAAATGCACGTAATTGTATTGAAGATCCTGGTGAGTACTATCTTGTGCCTTATGGAGTCAGAGGTAAAAGTGTAGTAGTAGCAACGTGGCTAGCTTGTTTTGATGGGCATAAAGAAATATTTTTACTCGGAGTTGACGGACTTGATGATCAAGATGAGCCAGATGTAAAGTTAATAAAACAAATGAATCAGGTATTTGATACCTATAGGACTACTAAATTTTACTATGTAAGAGATGGAGCCAAAGCAGACGACATGTGGCGAAAAAATGCAAACTTTAATCACATGACTTATGCAGAGTTTATCTCATATTGTGATATTTGAAAACGTTTTATTGTATCAATCTTTGCTAAAATTTCTTCAAAATTGATTGTAGTCCATAGCCCTGGATGTAATGGTTTTGGCCATACGCCTGATTTGATCCAACTGTACCCGTGATGTTCGTTGTTCAACACAGGTGTAAATTCATTATCAATTAAACAAAAAAAAGTATGATAGCTAAAATGATTGTCAGCACTCGTAAATTTTTCTATGGGCACTAGTTTAACAATTTCAGGCCATATTCCAATTTCTTCTAAGCATTCTCTTTGTATAGCATCAGTAAGATTTTCGCCACTATCAACTTTACCGCCTGGTAAGCCCCAACATCCTGGATTTTTATTATCGTTCCTTAGCAAATATAGATACCTAGCAGTACTAATACTATAAAACCATACACCAACCGCGTTTATCAAAGCACTAAACTCCAATTTCCTTCAGTGTATAACCCTTCGTAACTTTTTAACCATTCATTGTTTGCCCAGCGATATTGAACACTGGTAGTGAGATTACTTACATATTGCACATTAGTTTCTTTGCTAGAATCAAACGCAATATTCCACCGTTGCCCATCATATTGCACAATGTCGTTTGTGTTTGCTACTAATATTGTACCGTCTGTGCCTCTCCATGCTTGTGCAAAACCTGGGTCTTCTGTACTGCTACTGCCAGTATCGTTAATAAACAAATATCTCTGTCCAGCCGCCGCTGCAGGCAAACCGTTTATTGTATCTGGACCTTTTGCTTGTGGGTCTACAATCGCATTGACTGCATCGAGTGTGTTGGCAGGAATTGTATCAGTGTCTATAGTAAAAAGTAAAAATCTATCATCTGTTGGATCGTAACTTACTGTTCCTACTATTATAGTATCGTCATATGGATTATCAAGTCTTATTTGGCTTATTCCGTTTCGTAAAGCACCATATAAATTAACTATAGTGTGCCACAATAGGTTGCTGGGCGGTGCAGTTGGAACCTGCACACCTGCATTGTTTGTAACTACAGCTTTAGTTTCAAGTACCTGTAATTTGTTACCAATTAATAAGGTTTGATAATTGAAAGGTGTAAATTTTTGTCGTGTACCCAGTAATAGGTCACTGTCAAATATGGCTTCAGCCATGTCGCCGTTGCCGTCAAATACACTAGCAACAATTTTTTCAACTACACCCAATTTCTTTACTTTTGCAGGTGGAGAAATAAAAATTGGCATCACAAAACGTAGTGTGGCAATATCAATTGCATCATCTGTACCCTGGGGGATAGAACGAGAACTCCATGTGACTTGTTCTAGATACATGACACTTAAACTGGTCCAGTCTATAAAATTTTCTGTGCTTTGTATCTCAAGGGCTGGATTAAAAAGTGTTAGTACTTGTTCAAGCAATTGTAATTTTTGATTGGTATTTGAAGTCCAAACATCTAAGTTTACTTCTAAATCAAAAGGCACTGGCATCAATTTTTCTATTGTAAATGCATTACCTTGAGTAGTTTCGTACGACTCGCTTTCTGTGTCCCAATATCTTTGACGTACATTTTGTTTCTGTACAAATGTAGGTTCTTGTATTCTATCTCTTGCATAGTTTAAATTTGTAACATGAAATGTCATTAAAGGCGTTGATGGCAAACTATTTGCACTATTCTGTTGTATAATTGTTTGAGCTTGTCTTGTAGCATCGCCGTACCGTACAGGCACTCTATACAATGCCTTTTCTGTGTTATCTTCTGTTCTACCGTACTCTACTTGAAAGTTTGAAAACACTCTTGTAAACTGCAACAAGAATCTGCGTATTTGTTCGTCATAAAAAAACTGTTGCATTAATTGTCAGCCTGCGGTTTAAGTATCTTGCTTAATGGTTGACGTTCAGGTATCTTACCACGATCTTCAGTTGTGGTTTCGTTAGTGTTGTTTACAAAACTACTGCGTTGTGTTTGTGATTTTACATTGCCGTAATTAGCAACTGCTTTTTCTTTATCACCTGGTGTCAAATTAGTCCTCACATCGTCTTCGTACTTAACCCAACGATTGCCACTGTAGCGAAAAAGTCTATTTGGATAGTAATCTAAACGTAGTGCAAAGTCGCCTTCTTGTGCATTCTGTGGGAAACTTGTGCCCGGAGTAACAGGTAACCCATTTGGTGCAATTCCATCACCAGTTAAGTATCCAAGAGTATAACCATTTGCTCTCGGTGATTGTGGTTGTCCATCTACGTCAACATTTGTTGTATCGACAGTAATGCCTGTATTATCTACTGTATAACTGTTTGGATCTGCTGGTGTGCCATCTTCATTGGTTGGTACAATATAAAACTTTACATTGTCATATCCACTGTAAGGAACTTCGTACTCTGCTTGTGTAAGAATAGCATCGTTTATTTCTCTATCTTTTACAACAGTACCAAAAGTTTCTTGCTCGGTAAGTGGAGTAAACTCTTGCCATTTAGTTGTATCAGTGATTTCTACACCAGGATCCACATCATCTATGGCCTTGTAGTATGTATCACCACTTAATACTATACTGCCTTTAGGATAATAGTTTCCATTGTCCCAAATATTATCTTGCTCAAACGGTTTTTTCAGTATATCGTAGTACTCTTGAGCACTTACCAGTGGTGTTGCTTTAACACGCCATAAGTGTGGTAACCAAGTTTGTGAAAAGCCTTCACTGGCAAAAGCGGCATCTTGTATAACATAATACTTCGGTATTGCTCTTGCTATTCCGCTATCTAATGGATTGAAATCTTTTAAGTTTGGTAGCTCAAGAACGTCTCCACTCATTAGTTTACGACCAAGTGTATCGATCATAAAGTTGTAATGAAAAGTAATAAACAGTGTATCGTTGTTGAGAAATAAACCAAATTGACTTAGATCAAAGTCAATGTCTTGTGCATTGTATACACCTCGCATTTGGTATACATCATCGTCATATTTTCTGTCTCTGTTTTCTAGTAGAAATAAATCCTCGATAAACAGTGGAGACTCGCTTGAATAAGCAGGCTGTGTAGCATCTTGTGTACCGCCGCTTACACTTGAGCTATCATCACCGTGTGGTGTTGGTCCGAGATATTTGTGAATAAACATATCAACACCGCCAACCTGATACATTTCCATAACAGTGCGGTCGATAAATTTATAATCGTTTTGGCGATTTGGGCGATATAAACTAAGTCTTGGCATACAGTAATCCTTCTTACTGTATTTATGGCCTTAGATGTTTACCTTTACTGGATCGTTGCCTGTTATGGCAGTCATCTTCTTACAAATGCCACTGACATCTTCTAGTGTTAAAAAGCCTTTCACAGTATCGCCTGGCTCTGTAATGCCAGGCAGTTCAACTCCTCGGCCGGCAACACTAACCATTATTTCATACAAGCCTTGTGGGCCTCCATAACTGCCTTCGTGTTGTACAACACTAAGCTCATACTTTTCAAAATCAAGTACAAGTTGTATTCCTTTGTGGTACTTGCTAGTATCAAAAGATAATCCTAATAATGTCTGGTTCATTTAAAAGCATCCGTAGTTGTGCCACCGCCTTGATAACTTTGTGCTTTTAGATTTTCCAACTTCGTTACCATGTCAAAAAAGTTTTTAAGCATTCTATCAGTGGCATTTTGTTGTTCAATGCCAGCAGGTATACATACTGCTTCTATATCAACACTTTTGAGGGCGTCTACTGCGGTATCGCACGTTGTCTTATCTGCATAGGTCATTGGGTTAGCCAACATCATTGTTATAAGCATGAACTTCATGTGTAAATCCTCCATTTAGTTTACTATTCATTCTACGTAATAGGTACATAGCATTCTGTCGCCAGAAATCTTTGCCCCATGTGCCTTCTGCAAAACCGTCAGCGGCATGCCAACAGTTATCTATACGTCTTTCGTACAGTTGGAACTCTCGACTATCCATATTTTAAATCCGTCATTTGATCTCGATAACAATCAACTATTTTGTAGTCATAATGTTTAGAAGTAATTTTAATATTTTTTGGAAGTGAGACTTCCATCATCCACTTGATATCATATTCAGCGGCTTGTATACTATCGTGTTTATCACTTTCAAACTGCTCTTGTTTGAAATTCTCCTTCGAAGTATAGTAACCCATGTTCATTACAATTTGTATTTTCTTTTGCATACGTTTTCTCCTAATTTCTAACTGTACATACATAATAACACAGTTAAAAGATAAGTCAACCTTTTTATTTAAAAAGAATAACAAAAGTCTTGGAACTTTTTGGTTGACATATACTATATACATGTTATACTCTTTGTAACAGTTAGGAATAGGAGCAGAATATGGCAAAAGGCAAAAGTTTAATGAAGCCAGGCACTCGTAAGAAGAAGCCTGTAGTAAGGAAACAACGTAGTAAAGCACTAGATCCTAATTGGTCAACTGCATTGCAAATGAGCGGGCAAGCATATCACAAGCACAAACAAACTAGTGTAGATTGGTACTATCAAGAACGTAAGCCTGTTGAATTATTTCCAGACTTACTTGCATGGATGAAAGAAAACGAATATAGCAAAGATGATATTGCGACTATGAAACGTCATGGGCATAATGGCATGGTATATGCCAGCATATATGCAAGATGTTTAAGACAAGGAATGCCTGATATACATCCAGAACACAATGCTTATTGGCAAACATTGCCAGGTACAATAGGCGATGTACAACCAACTAGTAATTATGTTAAGAAAAGTATCACAGAAGCAATAGCAAGAACTGCTCCTGCTCCAAAACTAGTTGTTGATAACACAAAACCAGCAGTTGCACGTAAAAGCATACAAGAAAACATGCGTGATAAGACAATGGATATCGAAGGTGCAGTGCATGAACTAGTTGATGATTTTTGTAATAATGATTACAAAGATCCAGACAAGTACAGTGTAATGAAACTATTACAAAAGGAAAGTTGTCCTCCACAAACAATTGACATAATTGCTGGCCCATTGAAAGCACAACTAAGTGAGATAAACGAACTTATGAATCCACCTAGCAAAAAAGACATTGCAAAAATGTCTGAGCTGGAGCAAGACATGATAGTGCAATTAGCTGAAGGTTACAGTCATTTAGGCAAATTACAGATACGTGCATATCAAAAGTTTCTTGAGAAAGCAGTGGCTGATTGTGCAAGTTATGTACAAGTGAAAAAGGCAGACAGAGCACCTCGACCTACAAAACAAAAGACTCCCGCACAATTAGTGAGAAAATTTAAATATCTACGTAAGTTTGATAACTTAGAACTGGTAAGTTTAAGCCCTGAAAAAATGGTTAACGGAACTGAAGCCTGGCTTTACAATACGAAAACACGTAAGTTGATATATGTAGTAGCCGATCCAGTAATACAAACTTATAGTATTAAAAGTAACAGTGTAATTGGTTTTGATCCAAACAAAAGTGTACAGAAAACACTTCGCAAACCAGCAGAGCAAATTAAAGAACTGATGAAAGGCGGTAAGCCTAACAATAGGAAACAGTTTGCTAGTATAAAAGCAACAGAAATAAAGTACAATGGTAGAGGCAACGAACACGTTGTTATACTCAAGGCATGGTAATTTGCATAAATACTGTCATAGGATGGTATTATGGCAGAACAACAACAAACATTAGATCAAACGTTAGAAACTAAGAAACAAGAAGCATTTGACTATGTTAAATTGCAACTTGGCGAGGGTATAATTGATACTGAACTAGATGCAAGTCATTACGAGAGTATCTATCAAAGAACAGTTGGCACATATAGACAACGTGCTGAAAACGCCTTTGAAGAAAGTTACAATTTTCTTACACTAAGTGAAGATACAAATATCTATACATTGCCACAAGAAATACAAACTGTGCGTCAAATATTTAGACGTACAATTGGCTTTAGCAATGGCGGAGAAGGAACTGCGTTTGAACCATTTAGTGCGGCCGCTTTAAACACATATCTACTAAACGGAAACCAAATGGGCGGACTTGCTACATATGATTTTTATTCGCAGTATGTAGAACTAACTGCTAAAATGTTTGGTGGATTTATAAACTATAATTTTAACAATGCTACCAAGCAATTGACTCTTATGAGAGATATAAAAGCCACTGGTGAAGTTGTATTACTTTGGTGCTATAACATGCGTCCTGAAGTACAACTGCTTACAGACTTTTCAACCACGCAGTGGATTAGAGATTACATGGTTGGTAATGCTAAACTTATTATTGGCGAAGCAAGAGAAAAATTTGCCACTATTGCAGGGCCACAAGGTGGTACTGCACTTAACGGTGCACAAATGAAAGCAGAAGGTACTGCTATCATGGATGCAAAAATTGAAGAACTTAAAAACTATGTAGATGGATCGCAACCACTTACTTGGGTAATTGGCTAATGCGAGTTGAAGAGTTTGTAACAAAACCTGAGATTGTCAACGAGCACGAGATGGTGTTCTCAAGGAAAGGTAACAAACTCAAAACCAAATGGAGATGTACAAGTGGTAACCGTCGTGGCCGTGTAGTAAGTAATGCTAAAGACTGTGATGCACCAATAGATCAAAAGAAGCGAGCACAGATGAAAGTGACTCGCAAAACCAAAAGCAAACAGGCTGCACGTAAAGCCAAGAAAACAAAACGTGTAAATCCAGCAAGTAAACTGTTAGGTATGCTTAACAAAATTCGCAAACAATCTGTTTCGTCAGGCGGAAAAGTTCAAAAAGCATACAAGCCACCAAAGACAAGTCTAAAAGGCACAGTCGGCACAAAGAAAACAGTAAAGCCAAGAAAATAGGTTGACATAGTTTAATTTACTGCTATAATGATACTATGGATATTATGATAGATATAGAAACTGTAGGTACAGGTCCTAATGCTTGTATACTTACAATCGCGGCCCAAACTTTTGATCCTTTTAGTGTAGGTTACCACAAACAGGATTACTATGCAA